AATGTTAATGAACCAATCATCAAATCTAGTGCATTTGTCCACAATGGTCAAACTGTGTATATTGAAGATCGTGTGCTAAAAGTTGGAGAAGTTAATACACATTTGGGTGAAGGCGCTACACACGTGTTACAAATGTATACTATTGCAGATAATAGTAAAGTTGTTGTAAACACAGATGTTGGTTATATTAATGCTGATACTGGTAAAGTAGTCTTGATTGATCTTTTAGTTGATTCATTGCTAAACAATTTATCATATATTTCATTTAGTACTATTCCAGCATCTGATGATATTGCTCCTAAGAGAGAACAATTGTTAGAAGTTGATATGTCACTAGTTAACATTACACCTACAATTGATACTATTGCAACTGGAGCTTCTCAATCGGGTATTGGTTACACAACAACAAATAGGTTTGTATAATGCAAAATCTTCAAAGAATTCCTTTATCTGATGATAAATTTTATGCATTAGATTCGATATTACCAGAATATTTGAAAGAAAATGTAAATTTTACAGAATTTTTAAAGACATATTTTGAGTGGAATCAATTAAATGTTGATTCTCCTATTGGTATCATTAACAAATTAAATGAAAACAGAGATATTGATTTAGTCGATGACAGATATATTAAATATCTTGAAATGGAATATGCTGTTGCAATTCCGGGAAATATGCCTGACATTGACAAGCGTAAATTATATAAACAAATAAATGATATTTACAGAGCTCGTGGAACTATTCCAGCATTTGAAGCATTATTTAATTTATTGTATGGTGATGAAATAGAGATTTATTACCCACGCGTAGATTTGATGAAACTATCAGATGGAAATTGGAATGAAGCAAATAGTCGCTATTTAAATAAAGGTGGCTTTTTATCTAATTATAATTATATTCAAGATAGTAATTACTATCAAGATTATTCTTATGTAATTAAAACACGTAAACCATTCGAACAATGGGAAGGTCCAGTTAAAAAAATGCTACATCCAACAGGATTTGCATTATTTGGACAAGTAGTAATTAGAAGTCAAGCAGAAGTAAAGAGATTAAAATCTCCGCTTGCACAACCAGGTTCTACAATTTCTTCATATAACAATACAATAGCGTTATATGCTCCAGCTGTAAAGGCTTCTACTACAGTTGTTGAAACGACTTCATTTTTGAATACACTATACATCTCTATAGTAAACACATTATTTAAACCAAAATTTGGTCCTGGATTTGCATTACTAGATAAGATTAAATTTATGATTAATCAACCAAATAGAATTTATGGAAATTTCACACTAGCGCAAGCAGCTGGTGGATCTCCATTTAATATTTTACCTAATTCTTCCATTACAGTAAGCTAATGGAAAGTCTATAAATAATAAAGGTTAAACTAAGGACAGACTATGTCAGCAATTATCACTACAAAATTTCGTTATCAGACCGCACAGAACTTAATCAATGCGATTGGTGGTAATGGATCACAAGGTACAGAGAGCTATTATCTTTTTATTGGCAGAACTGAAAGTTGGTCAAATGACAATACACCACCAACACCTGCAGATTCTCCTAATAATGAAAATGATGCTCGTTATAATATGTTATCTCTTAAAAAAATTACATCTGGCTATATTAGTCACGTGATTCCAAGATATACATGGACTTCAGGACAAACATACTCTGAATATGATGACCAAGATGATGCATTGACCACAAAGCGTTTTTATGCATTCACTGATGATGATTTAACAGTATGGAAATGTATTAAAGCCGGTTCAGGTCCATCTGTGATTAAACCAACTACTGCGTCTACTTCAATTGGTAGTGTATTATCTGACGGTTATCAGTGGAAATACATGTATACATTAACTGGTTCTGATATCGGTAAATTTACAACATCTACATTTATTCCAGTAAAAACGCTAGCTGCTAATGATAACTCTTATCAGTGGTCAGTACAACAAGCTGCTATTTCAGGCGGCATTCATAGAATTAAGATTGTAGATGGAGGATCTGGTTATCAATCTAAACCTACAGTCACAATTACAGGAAACGGAACTGGATGTACTGTTCAAGCTTCTGGTGTTACATTGACAAATGGCGTTGTCACAGAAATTTTAGTTAATACTCCTGGTACTGGATACTTACAAGCAAATGTATCATTTACAGGTGGTGGTCCAACAGTTGCAGCAACAGCTCGAGCAGTAATTTCTCCAGCAGGCGGTCATGGTAGTGATCCGGTTAAAGAGCTTGGTGGATATTTTGCAATGATTACATCAACTCTTGCTGGCGCTGATGGAAATGGTGATTTCATTGTTGATTCTGGTTTCCGTCAAATTGGTATCATGCGTAATCCAATAGATACTGCTACTAGTGCAATCGCTACAGGCACAACATATTCAGCTTGTAAAAAGATTACTGTAAATAATGTTGCAGGTGGTACTTTTGCACACTACACAACTTTAATTGGTAATACATCTACTGCAAATGCAAAGATCGATTCTGTTAGCGGTAATGTATTGTACATTCATCAAAATAGCGGTACAGGATTTACAAATTTCCAAGTCGGCGAAACAGTACATGTTGGTACAGTAACAGCAACAGTTGCATCAATTACACAACCAGAGATTAATCTATCATCTGGAGAAGTATTATACATTGAAAACATTTCGCCAGTAACACGAAATGTTAATCAAACAGAAGATATCAGATTAGTTTTAGAGCTATAATAAAAAGGCAAAAATATGTCATTAACAGTTTTTTCACAAGCACCATATTATGATGATTACGATGCAGATAAACGCTATCTGCGCATGTTATTTCGTCCAGGTGTTTCTCTTCAAGTTAGAGAATTAAACCAACTTCAAACATATCTTCAAACTCAAATTGAACGCTTAGGATTACACCTTTTTAAAGAAGGTTCAATGGTAGTTCCAGGTCAAACTGGTGTTGATATTAAGGCTGTTTATTTAAAAATTGAATCAACTACTAACGGAGTTAACGTTAGTACATTCCTTTCACAGTTGGAAAATGCTGTATTTACTGGTGCTAGTGGAGTTCAAGCACAAGTACTTGCGTATAGTAACTCTGAGGGTACTGATCCAATTACATTATTTGTTCGCTATGTTTCATCATCTGCTAGCAACAATACAGTAAAAGAATTTAGTCCAGGTGAATTATTAACAACTATCATCAACACAGAAACATATACTGTACAAATTAAATCTCTTGCCAATGATCCGATTGGAATGGGTTCTCTTGCCTATATTCAAGCTGGTATTTACTTTATTAAGTCAGAATTTGTACAAGTTGATACAACGACGATTATTCTTGACAAATACTCTAATACTCCATCATATAGAATTGGTCTTTTAGCACATGAAAATATTGTAACATCTAATACTGACGTTACATTAGTTGATAATGCTAATGGTTCTCCTAACGAAAATGCACCTGGCGCACATCGTTATCAACTATTATTAGAATTTATTAAGCTAGATTTAGATTCCACAACTGACCAAAATTTTATTGAATTAATTAAAGTTGAAGGTGGAGTTTTACAATCAAAGGTTGATACAACAACTTATTCTGAACTAGCTAAAACATTAGCTCGTCGTACATTTGATGAGTCTGGTAACTATACAGTTCGTCCATTTAATTTCTCATTTAAAGAACATCGTAACAACGATCGTGGTACTTGGTCAGCTGCAACTGTTTACAAATATAATGATATCGTAAAGTCCGGATCTAATTATTTTGTTTGTACAGAAAATGGTACTTCTGGTACAATTAGTCCTAGCACAACATTTAGTTCTACTAATCCATATCAAGTATTGTCTGATGGCGTTTTACATTGGAATTATACAAATCGTCCTCCATATAATCGTGGGTATAAGCGTCCTGAAGAGGGCGGCGATGAAGCAATGTTTGCTATGGGTATTGATGCTGGTAAAGCATATGTTCAAGGTTTTGAAATTGAAAAAATTGCAACTGAATTCTTGCCTATCGATAAAGCTCGTCAATATGATCGCATTGAATCTGACTCTGTAAATATTAAGTATGGTAATTACATTTACCTTACAAACTTGTATGGTGTTCCAGATTTAACTGCATATCCAACTATCAAGTTATATGATCAAATGTTACCGTCTACCGGTGCGCAAAGTGCTGGTACAGGTAATCAGATTGGTACTGCTCGCTTAAGAGCAATTGAATATGATTCTGGTACTCCTGGTACAAATGCTGTTTATAAAGCATACTTAGCAGATGTTACTATTTCAAGTGGTTATTCACTTGAGAGAAACTTAAAATCTGTATTCTTCGATTCAGGTACAACATTGAATAATATTGCAGCTGATGTTGTTGATATGGGTCAATATACAACATTGACTGGTACAATCTCTGCATCTTCAACTACTGTTACTGGTGTAGGTACTAAATTTTCAACTGAATTAAAGGTTGGTGATTACATCTATGCATTGAATTCAAGCGGCACATATGAAACTCGTCGTGTAACAGCTATTACTAATAATACAGCTTTAGCAATTGCTACTGCATTTAGCGGTACAATCACTGGTGTAATCTTTAAACGCGTGATGTCTGGTGTATCTGATCCAAGTTATACTAGCTTATTATTCCCGCTTGCATATTCATTCATTCGTAAAGTTCGCGGTGGCACAAACGATGCTACTATTGCAACCAACTACACAACAACTCAGAAGTTTACAGCGACTACATCTAGTGGACAGACGTCTATCACTATTTCAGTGGGTGCGGCTATTGGTGTTACTACTGTTGGTACTGAATTTAACCCGGCTGCTAGTAAAAATCAATTCATTGTTATTAATAGAACTACTGGACGTGCTGTTAATCCATCAGCAGTTACATTAGCCAATAACGGTGCAGATGCAGTAATTAGCGGTGTTTCAGCATCTTCTTCTTATACTGTTCTAGCACCAGTTCGTAAATCTGGTACTACTGCTCAAGAAAAGAAAAAGACTCTCGTTTTAAATGCAACGGCTGATTTCACTAGTGCTAGTGCAGTTGCTCCATTAAAACTATCGCTTGGTCATGCTGATGGCTATCGTGTTGTTGCAGTTTTAATGCGCAAAGATGGAAGCTTCACAGCTTCATCTGATCCATCACTCACAACTGATATTACAGATTGGTTCTCATTTGACGATGGTCAACGTGATACATTCTATGATTTAGCAAGTATTACACGCAAAAACGGATATCCAAATCCAACTGGTGCTGTAAGAGTTGTGTTTGATTATTTTAGTCATACTGCTGGTAATGCTGGTGACTATTTCACTGTTGACTCATATGGAATTCCATATGAAAAAATTCCATATTATACATCAACTGTAGGCGTGATTGCACTTGCTGATGTAATGGATTTCCGACCACGTATTGATGATGCTGGTGCAACTTACACATCAACCGGCGCATCTGGTTCAGAATTACCTAAAGTAGGTTTTGAAACGATTGCAAGTTATTCATACTACCTATCACGTAGAGATAAAATTGCTCTAGACATTAATGGTAAGTTTTATGACATCAGCGGTACAGATGGATTAGCTCCACAAGAGCCAAAAGATCCATCACTTGACATGTTATTGGCTAAATTAGCTGTTTCTCCATATACATTATTCCCAGATAAGGGATCAGTTTCTATTGAAGTTACTGATAACAAACGCTATACGATGCGTGATATCGGCAAGCTTGATAAACGTATTGAAAACTTAGAATATTATACAGCTCTTTCATTATTGGAAACTGATACTAAGAGTATGTCTATCAAAGATGATGTTGGATTAGAACGTTATAAAAACGGGTTTATCGTTGATAGTTTTAAAGGATCAGATCTTGGAGACGTGGCATCATTAGACTATCGTTGCTCTATTGATATGACTAATCAAGAATTGCGTCCATTCTATACAATGGATAACGTAAACTTAGTTGAAAAATATCAAAATAATAGTGATCGTATTGCTCATGGTTATCAGTTAACAGGTCATATCATCACATTACCATATGTTAATCAGGAATTCATTAAACAACCATATGCTTCTCGTACAGAAAATGTAAACCCATTTGCGGTGTTTACATTCTTAGGTCAGATGTCATTAAATCCTCCTGGTGATGATTGGTTTGAAACAGATCGTCGTCCTGATGTTATTACTAACGTAGAAGGTAATTTCTCTGCTACTCAGTCAGCTCTAGAAAAAGCTGGAGCACTTGGTACTGTGTGGAATGCATGGCAAACTACATGGACTGGAGCAACACGTACTATCGATCGCTTAAAAGTTACTCGTGGATTTGATGGTACAGATTATGGTTTAGGTGGCGGTCGTTGGTCTGATCGTCATACATTTACTGCAGCTGAACTTGCAGCTATTGGTGGTAATGCTGTCAACTATGGACAAGATGGCGTTGGAGCTCGTGTCTTAACATATCAAACAACCGCTACAACTATTGGTCAAGCGCGTACTGGTATCACAACTACTATTGTACCAAAAACTGATTATCAAGTTGTTGATGATAAAGTTCTTCAAACAGCAGTTATTCCATACATTCGTTCGCGTGATTTAGTGTTCGTATGTAGAGGACTAAAACCAAATGCACAATTAAACGTATTCTTTGATGATACAAATATCGCAAACTATTGCTATCCAGCATCAAAGGTTGTATGTGTTAATAATGGATCCGTAGCATTTGATACAACATCTAACGTTGGTGCTGCATCTGGAGATATTGGTCGTCAATTGAATGGTGCTCCTGAAACTGGTTATAATACTGGTGATGTTGTATATGTTTCTTCACGTAATGGCACTGCATATAACTCACAAATCACTTCACCAGCGCGTGGAGTTGCAGTGTTGACAGAAAAATCAGTTGAAACTGGCGCTGAAGCCGTTTATCTAGTAAACGTTGCTGGTACATTCCAAGC